CTGAAAGTAAAAAACGATAGAGAGCAACTAAAAACTTTTACCAACACTGTCCTTGGCGAAACCTGGCAAGAAGAAGGTGAACAGCCGGACTGGACACTACTGCAAGCCAGAGCAGAACCATACCGGGTTTTGTCTGTACCTGAAAAAGCCATGTTTCTAAGTGCTGGTGTCGATGTTCAGGATAACAGGCTTGAGGTTGTTATCGTTGCATTCGGTGAATTCGAAGAGTGCTGGGTCATATATTATGGTGTCCTTTACGGTTTGCCGGATCAGCCGGAAGTCTGGAGTCAACTCGATGAACTATTGCACCGCACTTATAGCCATGCATCCGGTGCAGAATTGAGAATGCAAGCAATGGGTATTGACAGTGGGCATAAAACGCAGTCAGTCTATGGATATTGCAGATCAAGAGGATGGCCCACGATAGCAGTAAAGGGCATGGGTGGCAAGGTGCCGGTGAAGGGCAGCATCACAAAACAGGACGTGGACATTAACGGCAGGAAAATTAAAAGCGGCGTCTCGAAAATGAACGTTGGTGTTGATGAGGCCAAACGCCAGATTTATTCAAGACTGAAGTTTGCCGATCATGGGCCGGGGTATATTCACTTCCCGATTGGATTGCCGGATGAATTTTATCTCCAGCTTACAGCTGAGAAAGATCAAAAGTATTTCGACAAAGACGGATACGAGCAGAAAAAATGGGTGAAGATGAGAACCAGGAATGAAGCGCTTGACTGTTTTGTCTATGCCTATGCAGCAGCTTTATGGGCTGGTCTTGAGCGCGTTGACTTCAACATTATCAAGGCAAACCTCCAAGCAGTGCAAAACACAGGCACACCTCCACCACCACAGCCAAAACGAAAAATAATCAGTAGAGGGATTAATGGATAGAGCCGGATTATTAGATGGAAAAAACGAAATTATGGACTATCTGAGATGTACTGAGCATAAACTCTTGAAGTATGCACGGGCCGGGATGCCTGTCCTGGTTGACGGTGGCCGCTGGCTTGCTCATAAGGATAATATTGAAGATTTTTTCCGGGCATACACACGTAAAAAAGTTGGTAAAATTGATGATTATTAAACCTATGTCAAGCGATTTAACTACCAAACAACTCCCCATTAATACATAAATAACACCTAAATAACTCTTGATTTGTAATTTTGAGTAAAAACCGGGTGTATAATGTCTCCAAAAATATGGAGGCGCTATGTCACTTAGTTTGGCACAGGCTCAAGCATTGCTTGATGCAGCAGTGGCAGCATATCAAGAGGCTGCAACATCTCAGGAATACTCAAAAGGAGATCGGCGGTTAAAACGCGCCGACCTTGCCGCACTATCTGCAGATATCACAAAATATTCACAAATCGTTCAGCGCCTTGAATCTGGAATCAAAATTACGGGGGCAACCCCATGCTAAAAGAAGTTCCTTCAAATCTTCCAAAAATAAAACAAAGTTTCGTTGATAAAGCCGTTTCTTTTTTCTCTCCCTCTGCCGGTGTTAAACGCCTCCGTGCTAAGCTCGCACTTGAATTGCTTGGAAGCTATGACGGTGCGAGCAAATCACGGCGCAGCCTGAAAGAATGGTCAACGTTCGGTAATGATGCTGATTCGGACATATTGCCGGACCTTGAAACGCTGAGAGAGAGATCCAGAGATTTAGTCAGGAATAACCCGCTGGCAAGTGGCGCTATCAAAACGAAAGTTACAAACGTTGTCGGGACAGGGCTTAGACTTCAAGCCAGGATTGACCGGGACGTTCTTAACTTATCCGAAGAACAGGCAGACGAATGGGAAAAAGCAGTTGAGAGAGAATGGCGCTTATTCTGGGAGTCTAAAAATTGCGACATTGCCAGGACTTGCAACGGTCACTCTCTAACACGGATGGTATATCAACAGCAGAAAGAAAACGGCGATGTTTTTATTTTAATGCCGTCTAAAACTGTAACGGGCTTTCCATACTCAAAACGGCTACAGGTTATTGAAGCGGATAGAGTCTGCAATGCTGACAGTACAGCAGATACGGAAACGCTCTCCGGTGGTATAGAGAAAGACGAAAACGGCGCTCCTGTCGCTTATCATATAATGAACAGTCACCCAGGCAACACCATGGCCACCATCGGCACATGGACAAAAGTCCAGGCGTTCGGTGCTAAAACCGGACTGCGAAATGTAATACATTTGTATAACCCGACCAGGCCGGGACAGACAAGGGGCGTGCCTGATCTAGCATCCGTTATTGAGCCGTTAAAACAACTCGGACGTTATACCGAGGCTGAAATAATGGCGGCAGTCATCTCCGGTTTTTTCACCGTTTTTATTGAGTCTGAAGTTTCAGGCTCATTCGATTATTCCAATTTTGGTACAGAATCCGGCCAATCTGCATCAGACAAAGATTATAAACTTGGCAACGGTATGATAGTTGAGCTTGGAGCCGGTGAAAAAATACATGATTCCAATCCGGGCAGACCTAATCAGGCATTTGACACGTTCGTTCAAGCCATTCTGCGACAGATCGGGGCTTCCCTAGAAATTCCTTTTGAAATCCTAATAAAACATTTTACAGCGTCCTACAGTGCCTCACGTGCTGCCCTGCTGGAGCTGTGGAAATACGTGATGTCTGAACGGCGATGGCTCGCTGATAACTTCCTAAAACTAATATATGAAATATGGATGCATGAAGCCGTTTCGCTCGGACGCATTTCTGCTCCCGGATTTTATGCCGATCCGGGCATCAGGGCAGCATACCTATCCTGTGAATTTGTCGGGCCTACCAAGGGCCAGATTGACGAACTCAAAGAAGTCAAAGCAGCACAGGCAAGAGTTGACGGAGGTTTCAGCACTATTGCACAGGAAACGGCAGAGCTAACCGGCGGAGATTGGGAGCGGAATCATCCACAACAAGTCAAAGAACGGAAGAAACGGCTGGACGGTGGGCTTATTGAGCTACCACCGGAGCCAGCGGAGGAAAGAAATGGGAACAATCAACCTGAGTGAAGCCAAGTGTAAAAAGCTCACAATAGAAGCACCGATAGTGCTTGCAACAGAAAATGAGGACGGTGCGGATTTTATAATTGATGCATACACCGGCGCGCCTGTTGACAGATGGTGGGGTAAGCTTGCAATTGATCTGAATGGCATTAAATCAAAACAGCAGATGCCGAACCTTATGAACCACGACAGCGATAAAATCGTTGGTTATACGCTGAAAGCCTGGACAGATAAAAATTTCAAGGTTGCTGGTAAATTCTCAAAGGTAACAGAAGAAGGGAAAAGGGCATTAGGGTTGCTTGACGAGGGGTTCCCATGGCAAGCGTCAATAGGCGTTAGAGCGTCAGTTATCAAATCACTATCAGAGAAAGAAGAACAGGAAATAAACGGCTATAAACTATCCGGCCCGGCTGAAATCTGGTTGGAGTCGGAAGTCGTTGAGGTGTCGTTTGTGCCGCTTGGTGCAGACAGTAACACATCTATATCAAGGCTATCACAATTTGAAGAGGTAGAAGCGCCGACAGGTGCAAAACAAAAACCACAAGAGGACAAAAAAATGGAACTTACTCTTGAAGTACTGGAGAAGGATGCACCGGAATTGCTGAAACAGATTCAAGATGCAGCAATGAAATGCGGTGCTGATCAGGAAAGGGCGAGGATTCAGGCAGTGCTTGAAAACTCAATGCCTGGTCATGAAAAATTAACAGAAGAGCTTGCCTTCGATGGAAAGACAACCGGAGAACAGGCAGCAGTACAGATCCTGAAAGCTGAGAAACTGATGATTCAGCAGAAAAAGCAGGATTTAAAAGACGATGCTGTCCCGCCTGTACCGCAGCCAGCAGCACCAGAGCCGAAAAAACAGGCGAAACAACCGACAACCGAGGAAGAATTCAAGGCCAACGAGTCTCTGGTTGAAGAATTCGGAGATTTTCAAACCTATTCAGCCTATTTGGACGCAGAAAAAAAAGGCCTGATTAAAACGATGGGAGGCCGTGAATAATGACAACTTTAGCAGTAGATACCGCTCGAGCTTACGAGCTTGGCGACAGAAATGAATTCCCGGTTATTGCATCAGACATAATCTATGAAGGTGCAGCAGTCGGGTTGGTATTGGCTTCAGGCCATGCAAGGCCACTGACAAGCGTTGACAAGTTTGTAGGGTTCGCAGAAAAACAGGCAGACAACTCCAGTGGTGCAGCAGCAGCTATCAACGTTCGTGTTGTGAAAAAAGGCTCTGTTCAGCTTGCAGTTACAGGAGCAGTGATCACAGACGTTAATCTCCCGGTTTATGCCAGTGATGACAATACATTCAGCTTTATAAAAACTTCCGGCGTTTTTGTCGGTTTCACCCGGAGATATGTTTCATCCGGCTACATGGTCGTGGAGTTCGATGCTGATGTTTTTATCGACCCTCACGATGGACTCACCGCTGAAACCGTATCAGCAGACAAAACCCTTGATGCTCAGGATACAAGCAAAGTTCTATTTGTTGATACAGATGCAAAGACAATTACGCTACCAGCAGTTGAGGGAATGAAGTTCCGCGTTGTAAACGCCGGAGCCTTTGGGACTGTTGCTGTTACAATCAGTCCAAATACGAACGATGGGATCAAAGGACCGGACCTTACCAACACCGACAACAAGGACATTATCAACACAAAAACAACCGCTTGCCGTGGCGATATGCTAGATATTGAATATGCAGACGCGACCGGGTGGGCAGTAACAAAAATCAAGGGAACATGGGCGAAAGAATAACCTATCCCTTAAAAAATAAAATTTGGAGCGCTTTTTAGACTGATCATCTGGAAAGTCAAGAAAAGAGAGGCAATTACGGTGCCGTAATCACTGTATTTGCCTCTTTTTTTTTGCTCCGCACAAGTAAAGGAAAAAATAAAATGGATAAAATCACTCAGAGGCAAATCATCGGCACTTTTTACAAGGCGCTGTCTCAGGACGTCGGTGCAGCCTGGATCAACAACGTATCAAACTATTTTACAAGCGACCAGGCCATAGAGGAATACGCATGGCTCGGAATGACGCCGGCAATGCGCGAGTGGATCGGCGGCAGACAGGCAAAAGGCTTCAGAGAGCAGTCTCTTCAGATCCGAAACAAACACTATGAGGCAACCATGGAAGTTCTCAAGCGCGATCTTCGCAGAGACAAAACAGGTCAGATCATGGTCAGAATCAACGAGATGGCGAGGCGAGCAAACGCTCACTGGGCAACTCTACTGTCAAGCCTGATCGTTTCCGGTGCTTCAACTACCTGTTATGACGGGCAATACTACTACGACACCGACCACGAAGAAGGCTCAAGCGGCACTCAGTCAAATAGCATTACTGTCGATATTTCTGCTTATCCCGTTATCGAGACAGGCACAGTTGCACTCCCGGCAGTAGCAGAATATCAGTATGCAATCGCAAAAGCGGTTGAAGCAATTGTGAGCTTCGTTGATGACCAGGGCGAGCCGATGAATGAGGATGCCTC